TTGATCATCAGCAGCTGGCGCCTGGTTAAAGCCATCGGTCGTTACGGGGTCGGAGGGTTGGGTTGCGTGGTCGAGAATCAATTCCCCGTCAATGACGAGGTATGAGCCGGCGAATTGAGGAACGGGAGTCATGGGGTCTGACGGGTGAGGTCCATCAGGCTGGTCCTATACGTAACAGTGTAGGTAGACCTGACGGCGCCAAGATCGCCCGCCTCAGGGTCCCAGTTCCGACCGCCTGGGTAAACGCTGATCACCAGGGCCCGCAAGGCTGTGGAGGCCATGATCCGGCTGTGCAGGTCAACGCGGATCGGATCGCTGATGGTGCTGAGCGGGGCGCCATTGATGAACAGATCAGCGGTGATTGTCAGAGTGGTAGTGAGCGTCTCGGTAGTTGTGGTGATCTCGTCGGCTTCGCTGGCTGGTTCGATGATTAACACGCCCTCGCCCAGAGGGATCTCACCGCGCCCTATGGCCTGTTCACGGTCCCGGTAGATCCTGGATCCCAAGCCAACGGTGCCCGCTGCTGCGGTGGTGAAGGCAGCCAGGATCTGCTCACACCTACTAGCTGTCATGGTGCCACCCTCTCCTGCAGGGCCACCCCTAGGGCCACGTTTGCAGCGCCGCTAAGCGCCGCCGTGGCCTCGGACCGGGGGGCGCGACATGCCTGTCCGCCATGGCCCCGCAGACATGCCGCCCAGTCAGCAACCCCTACACCAGCGCCGGCGAGCAGGCAGAGGCCAGCGAACAGCAAGCAGGGTCCTAAGAACTTGTTCATAGTTTCCCCTGCCTCAATCGTTCGTCGTGCTCATCGGTAATCTTTTCCAGATGATTAAAACGTTTTTCACTATGTTCAATCCAAATTGCTATACGGGCCTCAAAACTGCCAAGGCCTTTGGCAATTGCGTAAAGAGCCTTGACACCACTTCCGCAAATTGCAGTAGCCAATGCAGCGAGGGCAATGGCGGCCTCAGGTCCCATGATCGCGTTGTGCAGTTGAGCTGATAGGGCCATGCTAGGGAGGCAAAATGGCGTTGAAAAAAGCTCAGGCAGTGAGGCCGTAGTCCAGGATCTCAGCCACCCGTGCCGCTGTGAGCAGCCCTGCCCCGACCAGCAGTTGCAGCCCTGGCGCCAGGCGGTCGTCATCGAGGGCGACATAGGGTGAATCGGTCAACTGTTGAACAAGGCCAGCGATTTGTGCGCTGTGCTCTGCTGCTGCCAGGATCGCAGCGAATTCGGTGGCCTTAAATCGTCGAACAAAAGCGGCGCTGGTCATCACGCCGATTCTGTAGATATTGGAATACTCAATTCCCTGCTGTTGCACGACTTCGGATGCCAAGGCCTCAGCCGTGGTGGCGTTTTGCTCGGCGGCGGCCTGGAGGGCGTAGAAGGCCCTGGGGGAAAGGGTGACGGTGATGTTCATGAGTTCAAAGAAAGGGTTACCAGGTTGTTAAATTTGCCCGCTTCCATGTGTTAGTAGCGGTGCAAACGTAGATATAAGAACCGTCACTTCTAATGTCACCAGTGGTTCCAGTTGACGTAGCTGTAGAGGGTGCTGAGCCCTGTAATCTGTGCAATGCGTCAATGGTTGTATAGTCTGAATCATCAGCGAGTCTTACTTGTAGTGTGGCGCTGGATGATTTTAACCCTGGGAAACTAGCTGTTTTGCCTTTGAACGCAAGAAGACCAGCCGAGGAAATACTAAGCTGCTCAATGGAGTTTGTATAAAAAACGTGAGCGTGAGCAGTGCTAATATAGAACCATAGTTCACCAGTTAAACGCTTACTTATGAGTGTTTGACCACCCGGCACGGTATGATTTAACGCAAGATCGCAGTTAAAAGAACTATTAGATTGTTGAAACACTGCTAAAGAATGTGAGGCATCGGAGCGCCTAACGTCAAGCCTGGCCGTAGCGCCCGAAGTTACTCCTATTCCTAGGCTTCCATTGGCCTCAAAGCTAATTAACGAAGTTCCATTGAGCTGAAAATCAAATATCTTTCCCGTAAACCCACTAGGAGCATTAACACCCAACCCAGTCCCTGCTGTACTCCACGCTGTAGATGTTGTCCCCGCTGGTTCAATCAGGTACTGCGGCTTCGTCGTGGTTGCCGTGCCACCCGAGAACCAAGTGCCAGTTAGCGATACCGGAGGTGCGCTGGCTGCACCATTGACGGACTGAATTACGCGACCAGTTGCAGTCAGGCTGGTGAACGTGGCTGCCGCTGCTGCAGTGCCACCAATGGCACCAGGAGAGGCGGGATCAAAGGCAGTGGGTCGTCCGCTTAGGTCGCCATAAGCCCCGGTGGTCGCCACCGTTGCTAGCCCGGAGATCGTGCTTGCCGCCTGGGTGCCGGTGTGGTTGGCCCTGGCCAGGAGGATCGCGTCGGAACTGTTGGCGGTGGCGCCGCTCGCGACTCCGTCCAGCTTGCCCTTAGCCGCCGATGCCGCCCACCATGCGGCGATGCCCTGGAATACTCGCTGCGGTGTGAATGCCAGGCGCGAAGTACTGGTCCCTGCTTCGGCTTCGGCCTGGGTGGCAGTGGCTGCGCTCCATTCGCGGGCATCGCTCAGCCTGGAGTCGCTACTAGAAACGGCTCCCGAAACATCGGCAACTGCCAGGGTCACCGCTCCAGTTCGGCCCGCCACGGATTGCACCGGGGCTGTTGCAAGCGCAACAATCGCGGACACCGGCGCGTCAACCGTGACCCCGCCCTGATCCATTGGCACACGCTCCGTACCCGTCAACGTGGTGGCCTTGTTTGGGATGTTTGAAATCGTTACCGGGACTAGCGTTGCCATGGGTTCAGGCTAGGTGCTTTGAGCTGTCAAAATTTGGCCGGCCTGGGTAAAGAGGGCGGCGTCGTCCAGGGTGGTTAGGTAGTAGGTAATGGCTTCGGCAATCTTCATCAATGGAATCTTTGAAAACGTCCCATCATCAAACCTCATCGGTTCGTGTTCAACTTTGTAATACGTTCCATCAATGGCAATTGTGTCACCATAGACAAGGTTGCCAAATTGGCTGGTGAGGATTGTTAGTAGGTAGTCGATCATGACTACGTCACCGCCAAGGATTATTTCACTGTTTTGATCAAGGATGCCTGCACCAGAAACGGCTCCGGCGACCACAGGGACACCAAAGCCATTAAGGTCGAGGAAAATAGTGGGATCCTCGGTGAAAGCCATCAGGTGGTAGTAGGCTTGCGAGCCGGCTTGGATTCAGGCAATGATTCAACTTGATGAGCTACTAGCTCAAATTGTTCGGGGGTAAGATTTATCTTGGCGCCAGGTGCAAACACCTGACCATTCATGTGAACAAAAAATTCAGCGCGAACCTTAAAAAGAGCCATAGTAGAAAGGGCCGGAAGACCGGCCCTATTGGATAACAGCAGGGTCAGGCAATGATGTCGGTGATCGCGGCAAAAGATGCGGCGTGCTTCACTGCGATGTCGCAGGTTTGCAAGGCGCGGATGTCCACGGAGCCGGCGTTGTAACCGCTGCCATATGGGTTAGGCAACACTTCAAGAGCACCCCACATCCCAATCACCAATTCTTGGAAATTACCAAAAATCAGTGCGCTTAGGCCGGTTCCGGATCCTTTGGTGCCGGCGCTGGTCACCTGATTGGAACGCATCACCCCATAGCCGTTGACGCCGCCAGGAGTGCCACTGGTGGTAACACCATCGGAAGCGGTCCAGAGGTATTCGCCGTAAGCGTTTTTCAGCTTCTTGAGAGCTGCAACAACTTTGGCGTTGGTGAGGTAATAGAGCGAGCCATTCAAAGCGTTGGCAATGTCCAATTTGCTTTCAAGGCTAATCAGCTGATCAAGGCCGGAAGTAGACCCGGAGGCGCCATCAGTGAAAGCAGCACCGTTAGTCCCCATGGCCACCGAGCCAATGCCGGAGGTGTTGAGAATGCCGGTAGGTTGACCGCTGGAGCCAGAGCCGGAGATGGCAGCTAGGTCAATACCAAGGGCCATCACTCGCGCCAGGTCATTACGCACCACGGCTTCAATGTCGGGCGTGGTTTGCTGTAGGGCTAAGCGGCTGTACTGAGAGCGGGCGCCGATTTGTTTAGGCGACATTGTCACTTGGTCAAAAGTGGCTTCCGCCTCGGTCAGCGAACTGGCTTCCGTGACCCAATAGGTCTGAGTAGCGGTGATCTGACGGGGCAACGCAACGTTACCGACCAGGCCCGTGAGGGTAGTAACCCCCATGTTCATGATCAAAGCGTTGTTGCGCAACACCTCAATAAAACTGGAAGCGAGCAGGTTGGTGGCTACCAAGTTGCCGCCGGTGCCAGCGGCACCAACTGCATATGGCGCCCGCATTTCTAGGTTATGAGGCATAAAGAAACCGCTGGTTGCGCGGCCTGCCTTGCGTTCAATTTCGGCGGAGACTTCGCGCTCCAAGCCTGCGTCGTTCCAGTTTCCGCTGATGGCAGCATTGATGGCACGGACAACGCTGTATTCACGTTGTTCCTTGGAATTGAGATCAACATCACCGGTGCTGCCGGAGATAGGCTCTTGCTTGGCGCCCAGTTTTTCCAGGAAGGCAGCGCGGGCTTCGTCAATTGAACGGCCAGACTCGACCAGCTGGCGGGCCAGGTCGGCTTGGTTGTGCTTCTCACCGATGGCGGTGATCGCGGCAATCCGGCTCCGCTCGGCGGCAACAGCCTCCGTGCGTGCCGTCTCGAGAACGGTGTCGGACATGGTTGGTTCGGGGGGATTAGGGGGTTCAGGTTGGACAGTGGAAGCCGGGGCTTCCTGAGGTTGCTCAGACTCGGTGGTCTGAGCAATGGATGGCACCGTTACCGGGACCTCCACCTCAGGATCTTCGTTTGATCGACCCAGGCCGACCGTGGGATCGGCTGGAATCGACACGAGGGACACCTCGTAAGGCATCCAACTATCAGCGGTAAAGGTTTGCGGCTGATCGCCGCTTTCTTTTTCGCTGGCTGTGAGCTGCAGCACGCGATAGCCAAAGGACACGTTGCGCAGGATTCCATCAGCAACGTCCTGGCGAACTTGCTGAGCCTGCTCATTGCTACTAAATCTGGCGGTCGCGTAGCCGCGTCCGTCAGCGGTCCAGGCTTTCTCGATCACGCCGATCAATTGATTCGGATCGTGGTTGAGCAGCAATGGAGCGCCATCGTTAAGGCGCGAAAGGTCCGCAGCGCCGGCGCGATGGCTTAACACCTCAGCGCCAAACCAGCGGTCAACAGGGTATTCAGAACTAAAACTGAACGTGATCCCCTGGCCGCTTGCGTCTACCGCCGCCGGATCGACCGGTGCAGAACGTGTCAGGCTTCGGAGTTTGATTTTCATGCCTTGCGCCAACTGAGTTCAGGCTAGCGACTGGTCCACTGGTGTTTGATCTTGCGGCTGTGGCTGCTCAATGCCCTTGTCACTCACTTGGGCGGGATCAGTGTCAAACACTAGGCCAAGCTCTTGCGCCTGTTCTAGCTCCCGTTGACGCGCAGTCATCAATTCCTCAATGTCGCCGCCTCCTTGGGCAATTACGTCGCCCTGGGTCAAGAACCCGCAACGAACCGCATCTTTGTAAGAAGCGACTTCTTTTTGTGGATCAACCCAAGCCCAACCACGCGCCAACCATCGAGGCTGGTTGTAGCGGCTTGGATCGGTTTCGTAGCCTGGCAAATTAAGCGCCCCAGATAGCGCAGCCATATCAAGCCATTCATCAAAAACCCGTTGATGCAAATTTTCAATTAACCAATCTTGCTCAGCGCGATAACTGTCCCGAGCCTCAAGCAGCTCTAATCTGCTACTGCTGTAATTTGTTTGACTGTAATCGCTAGATAAACTTGGATAAGGAACACCTATGCCTGCACTAATACTGCGCAAACATTGGCGCATAAAGCCTTCCATCCCCGCCGGACGGTTCAACGCTGGCACGGTGACCGATTCGCCAGGGGCCAAAATTTGCCATTGCCCAGGTGACCATTCAATTGTGCGCTGGTTGTCCATCACGCCGTCATCAGGATAGGTTCCCTCTGGAGTTGTGATAAATCCCATTAAAGCCGCTCCCGCACGAGCTGCTACCAATTCAGAATCTAGGTAACCGTTCAATTGATGAATGGATGCCAATGCCGAAGCAAACCGGGTAATCCCACGGGTCTGACCGGGACGCTCAACTTTGAATAGATGGATAATTTCAGCAGCAGGAACCCGCAACCGTTTGCGGTAAGGATTGGCTTTTTGGCCATATTGAAAATCTCCAGGATGCCGTTGAAAGAAATGATAAGCAACTGGTCGAGAGTATTCATCCACTTCAACTCCCATTCTGATTTCATTACCTTGTTCGCTGGTACCATTCCAATTCTCGTCAAGCATATCAGCTTCCAACACTTGCAGCGCCAATGGCACCAAGCTGCGCCCAGGGGCTTGACGAATCAATCTAATGAAAACTTCACCAGATTCTACAACTGATCCCATCGCCAATCGTTCAATTTCACTAAAGCACAACAACCCCGCAACGTCGGCTGAATCCTTGCGGCACCAATCGCGCCAGCAAAACTCAATGGCATCGTTCACGGTTGAATCCAACCGCCCGCCACCGCGCTGCATTCGGACCTGGCTTTGAAACTTAACCCCAGTGCCAACTACGTTGTTGACCAGCACTCGCACAGCTTGACGAGCGTAATCATTGTCGCGGCATAACTGACGCGCACGATTGCGCAACGTGCGCATACTGCTGCGAATTTCGGCGTCTTGACTGGTGCCAGAACTTACCCAATCCGCTGTCAATCGGCTAACCGCTGCACTGCCATACATACGCAGCTTGGGCAATTGGTTGTTTGACCGTTTAAAGCCCAATCGTTCACGAATTGAAAAACCCAATCCAAATGCCATTAGTTGAACCTCACAAATAAATTACGTGGATTGCCTAAGCCGTTGGCTACCAACTCGGCCGCCAGCTCGCGTTGCACCCTGGCCTTAAGGCGAGCTTCCAATTCCATTAATTCGGCAAGCGTAAATTTTTCCATTGAACGCGTCCCAATTGTGTATTTTTTTACCGAGCCACCACTGACCAATGCACGAATGGCTGCTTGCACAGCCTCTAAATCAATTTGTGATTGAGTCCTGCCATCAAATGCTGATGGAGTGCCGGAATAGTTCAAGGCTGGCAAAACCTTTGTGCTGCCTGTCCAAAGTGTATGGACGTCACTTCCAAACGTGGCCCGAGCCTGGAAATACAACACCCCCGGCGTTAGGCCGGCCGATGCTGCGGCGCTGATTGTGGTCGTCCAACCGGTGCCATATGCGGTGCTGGCAACAGTCAGGCCGGCGCCTGCGGTGGCTGATCGCAAAAAATAAGACAGCCCCCAGTTGACCGAACTGATCTTAGTTCCTATCGCATCAGCTGATGCAACGTCCCGCCAGGTCACTGTGTCACCGACGCGGATAGTGGCTGGAATTTGGCTCATGGCTTCAGGCTAGAGAGTCTGGACTTACCAGCTAGACAAGAATGAATTTGTCGCTGGCGGACTTGATCGCGCTTGGCGCTGAGAAGTGGCCGGCTTGGCCAGGCTGGCCTCCAGCTGATCCCACATTGTCGCCCGGTTGTAGCGGCGGGCCACCAGCTGCAGGGCGGCGTAGGCCATGCGGGTGCAGTCGCCGGCTTCGTCGTGGGAGCCTGCAGGTAGAACCCAACTGTAGGTGGTCTGACCCTTGTCCCGCCTTGGCATCCGCTTCCATGGGAACAGCTCGGCCAAGAATTGATCGCTACTGGCCATCCCAAAATGCAGGTAGCCGGGGCCAGGTTGCTCGTTGCGCAGTCGGCCCTGTAGATGGTTGATGCTGGCGTCATAGCCCACGTTGAACAACAGCACACCCTTTTTTGCAATGGCCTGGTTTTTGCGGTTCACATCCACCGGCACACCACGGCCAATCAATGGTTTGCCCGCCTGGGGTGCGCCCTTCATCGGCACCCATGTTGATGTCCGGCTGCGACACCAGTTGCGCACCTCGTGAGTCGCGTAACCGCCGTCATCAATTCCGCCCATGGTCAAGCGCAGCTCAGTCCCGTTGGCTTTGCGCCATTTGGTCTGGGCGATCTGATCCAGCTGGGCCAGTGTCTCCGGCTGCTGTGGGTCACCATCAATCTCCCAGTGGCCTAGGTGCCAGCCCTCCTCACCCCGGCCCCAACCCCAGACCGTAAGTACCAATCGCTCGCCCACGGTTCCGCCGCCGCCTTGAACGTCAACCCCGGCGGTAATCAACAGCACGCCATCAGGCACGCTCCCTTCTAAGTAGCCATTACCTGCGGCTTCGTTCTTGCGGCGTTCTGCCAGCCCGTCGCCGGTGAGCTTGCCACTGATGGAGTCCTCCCACGGCTCACCCAAGACGGTGTTGCGAAACGTCTGCATGGCGTCGGGGTCGCCCTTGCGCATGGCGTCCAGGGCCTCGGCGTGCTCGCGCACCAACACGGTCCAGTCCGCCGCAGGGCTGTAGCTGTAGGCAGCCCAGATATGGAACGACACCAGGCCCGGTTGCTGGCTGATCGCTGTTGGGCGCCATTCACCGCGTTCCACCATCCACCGTTTTTTGCTGTGGGGGATCGGCTCATTGCAGTTTTCGCAGCAGTAATGGCCGGCGTGTTCACCTTCTCGGATCATCTGCTCCCAGCGGAGCACTTGCATGGTCTGGCAGAACGGACAGGGCACATAGAAACGGCGCTGATCGCCGCGAAGGAAGGCCTCTTCGGTTTTGCCACCGGCAAAGATTGGGGTTCCGCCCTGGCCGATTTTGCGGTCCCAGTAGTAGTCAGCCCGATTACGGCCCAGCTTGATCGGGTCGCCTTCGTCCAGTCTGGGGTAAGCGTCAACTTCGTCAAACAACACCACCTTCCGCGACTTGCGTCGGAAGCTCCGGCCGCTGGCGGCGTTCACGATGTCGATCAGGCCGCCGTTGGCGAGCTGCTTAAGCAAGATCGTGTTACTGGCGGTGCCGCGGGATTTGCTCTCTGAGATCAGGCCTCGCAGCACAGGCGTGTCTTCAAACAGCGGCTTGATTTCTTCCTTGCTGTAGCCCTCGGCGTCTTCCTTTACAGGCTGGACAATCATCACCGGGCATGGATCTTGGTGGCTGTAGTACTGGACCACGACGCCCAGCATCTTTGTCCAGCCCACCCTGGCGCTCTTCATGATCGCCACTGTCTCTACGGTCGGATCGGTGAAGGCGTCAAGGATCTGGCGCTGGTACGGCAACGTATTCCACTTCCCTTTCTCAGCTGCGTTGCCGGTCATCACGGCGAACTCGTCGGCGTACTGGCTCAGCTGCAGCCGTGGCGGCGGCTTGAAGCCCGCCAGGATCTGCCGCGTCAGCTCTTTGGGATCTGCGGTGATCATGCCTTTACCTCCCCGGCCGCCAGCTCATCGAGGGCCTCGCGGATCAGCGTGGTGAGCAGCTCCACCTCCTCAATCTCTAGGTGAGGGATCCGTTGTTTGGCAGTACTAGGCACGCCAAGCAAGCGGCTGCGGGTGATGTTGACCGCGCTGCCCCAGGCAAGGTCCACATCCTCGCGGCGGAGCAGGAGGCCCTCCTGTGTCTTGCGCTGCAGCTCCAGGAGGTTGGCCTTTTCATATTCGCTGCGGGCTCGGCTGTCGTTGTAGGAAGGAAGTTCTTCAGGTTCTGACGCCTTAGGCGGTGGCGTTGGTGGTTGATTTTTTTTTGGCTTGCAGCGTTCTTCTACTGGACGCAGTGGCTGTGGGGAATCTGCGTGCTTACGGGTGATCGCCGCCCATCGCTGCTCCAGGTTGTCGCGTTCAATCAACGGCTTGCCATCGGGACCTGGCACCGTCTCCAATTCATTGTGCTCAATTTTTCGATAGATGCTGTTCCGGCTTTTAAGGCCTAGAACTTTGGCCGCATCGGCAACACTGATCAGCACTTTTTACCATTTGTCACACCTTTGTCACAGGCTAGGGTGTGACAAAGGTGTGACAGGGAGGGGAAAGTGTGCGCTGCTGCCGTGATGTCACATTGTTGCAAACAATTCTCAACAGAAAATCTGGGCTGCTTGGCACCGGCACTTTGTTTTTTTGTTCCCAGTACCTTTTGACGGGGGGGGTGCCTCACTTGCCGCCATATCCGCGAGCAATGTCATCAAGTTTCTTCTGGAAACCTTTTACATATTCTTCATTTATCAGCCGCGCAGTATTGGCCTGCAACTCTTGAGCGTGCCGACCTTTGCCAAGGAAGATTGAACCAACCGATGGACCGTAGACGGTGTGAAGTCTGTCCTTGCTGTCCTTGCGCACTACCAGCTGATTGCCGCTCTTGCCGGTGATGACAAACGCTCCGGTGAATTTCTTGCGCCCTTCAGACCTGAGCACCAAAGCCGAGAGTGATCGACCAGGCTTGCTGGGTTTGCCCCAGCCACGACCACGCCCAAGGCCAGACTGGGGACCGCCCCTTGCCCCAGGCTTCATTCCAAACTGCGATAAGGTTGGAGGCCGACGGCTAAACCTGATTGTTGCAAATGACCCATCTGGAGCGATTGTTACGCTACTGATGTCTTTCTTGATTCGCGCCGCCTTGAGGTTGTAACGCTCACCAATCCCCTTGGCCACTTGGGTCTTAGCTGCGCTTGTTGCCTTGACCAGGCCAGCACGTTGAGCCTTAGCAAAGTTCTTGGGATTTGTAAATGCAACCATCTTTTGCAGCATATCAAGGCCTTCAAGTTTTAATGTAATCCCAGCCATTACTCCCCCACCTCCACACCATCTATCACAATCTCACACCCTTCCAGCTCACTCTCAAGGCAATAACACTTCATTGCCAAGATCCTGCACACCTGCGAATCATCCTTAAACAACACCCCTGTCAATGCGTCAAGGGTTGAACGCTGCAATTTGTCAAGGTCGGGTTTGGTGATCACGCGCATCGGTGCGCTGGCTTTCAATTCTCCTTTGCTGTTGAAATGCCCCTTGGGCCTGGCAAACCTGAACACCAGCTCCAGTGTCACAGGGCCCAGCAGCATCGCCTCCCCAGTCCGCAGCGCCTCCTGCCTGACCGCTTCCCGCCAAGGCTTCAGGTTGGCGCTTTGCTCCACCATGCGCCCACCGCCGACGTGCCTTTTCGACCCCTGAGGCGCGGGCCTAATCCCCCGTACGTCGAAGGAGATGTTGGCCATGGTTGGAGGCTAACTGGGCCCGGAGTTGGAACGCTGAGCAGCTGCGGGCAAACGTGGGCGACTCAAGGCATTCAGGAATCCCGATGGTGCAATAACCCGGTCGTCTGACATCCACCCCATCGTCGTCATCAAACCGCCTGGGGCTGGCCTCGAACAACACGCAATCGGCACACGTCCGCAGCAGCATGGCAGCGGGTGTACGGGGCAGATCGGGGCAAATGGACCGACGGGTCCGGCCGGTCCTGATGTCGGTCACGGTTGAATGATTGGCGATCTTGTACCTACGTGCCAGCTCGGTGCATGACACGTCTAGGGGCGCCGTGAGGATCGCCCTTACAATCGGCTCCGGCGTGCCCCGATTATCGCGTAATACCTGCCGGAGGGCCCCATGGGAGATCCTGGGCACCTCTGGCGCAATGCTGGCGCGACGACGGCCGATTCTGATCGCGGTGACCGTTGCTGGTGGGAGGCCAACATCTGCCGCAATATCGGCGCTGAGCACCTCGGCACCATGCGCCAGGATTGCCCGCACGGTCGCCTCATCAACTCCGTTCCGCTCCAACCAGGCGGCTTTAAGTGCTGCGGCCGAGTGCCTGGGGATCTCAGGAGCGACTGACGCGTAGTTGCGGCCAGACCTGATGCCATGTATCACATTGCGGCTAAGGCCG